AAGAGAATACAACTTGGTATGATGAATCTGAAGGCGTCCGCGGAACATCTATGTGGACTAACCAAAAAGATGCTAGTGTTACATACCGTTTCACTGGAACAAAAGCATATGTGGTGTCTACAGTTGATCCAAACCACGGTGAAATGTCCGTTTACGTTGATGGTCAAAAGGTTGCAGACGTACAAACCAATAATGCAGCTCGTAAACGTAGCCAGATGGTTTATGAAACAGATGACTTGGCTCCAGGTGAACATACCATCAAACTCGTCAACAAAACTGGTAAAGCTATTGCAACGGAAGGTATCTACACGCTCAACAATGCTGGTAAAGGTATGTTTGAGATGAAAGAAACGACCTACGAAATTCAAAAAGGTCAACCGGTTACTGTAACCATTAAACGTGTTGGTGGTAGCAAAGGAACAGCAACAGTCCATGTTGTAAC